TGCTATGGTTGTCGTCGGTGTCGATGGTGAGAATAACGTTTACGTCCTAGAGATTGATCGTTTCCGTACGGATCGCATCAGTGACTACTTCGACCATATTCTACAGCTTAGTAACAAGTGGTCGTTCAGGAAGATGAGGGCAGAAGTCACGGTGGCTCAGGTAGCTATTGTGAAGCAGCTTAAAGAACTCATCAAGCAACATGGTTTGTCGATCTCCATCGAAGAGTACCGACCGAATAAAGGCAGTAAGGAAGAGCGTATCGCAGCCGTCCTTGAGCCTCGTTACGACAACCTTTCGATCTGGCACTACAGAGGCGGTAATACTCAAATCCTTGAGGAAGAACTGTCTAGCCGTAACCCAGCCCACGACGACGTTAAGGACGCCCTAGCTTCTGCTGTCGACATGGCTGTGAAACCTATGAAGAACGTTCAGCGCAGCAAGAATAGCAACATCGTCTGGGCTAACTCACGATTTAGAGGCAGTGCATAATGGCCGGAACTACCATCGAACTTGAGCACCTGCTTAACCCCGATACTCTCGCTGTCGAGATCGCTAATCGTTGGGTCGAGTGGAACTCTCTGCGTGACAAGTGGCTTGTCGAAAAGAAAGAACTCCGTAACTATCTTTATGCTACGGATACCCGTACGACGAAGAATGCTGTCCTTCCTTGGTCGAACTCAACCACGACCCCTAAGCTGACGCAGATCATGGATAACCTCCATGCGAACTACTTTGCTACTCTGTTCCCTCAGCAGAAGTGGATGCGTTGGGAAGCCACTACGGCTGCAGATGGTACCCGCGAGAAGCGTGAAGTCATTCAAGCCTACATGGACAATAAGGTCCGTCAGTCTGACTTTATCAATACTTCGTCGAGTCTCCTGTACGACTGGATTCAGTACGGTAACTGCTTTGCTACTGTCGAGTGGAACCAAGACTACAACGTCAAGGAATCTGGCGAAGTAACGACGAATTACATTGGGCCTCGTCTGGTCCGTATTTCTCCTTACGACATCGTATTTAACCCTACGGCCTCTGATTTCTACAAGACCCCTAAGATCATCAAGAGCATTCTTACCCTCGGTGAGATCAAACGGATGATCGACAAAGACCCGTCTAAGAAGTATTGGCAGGCCGTTATCGACAAGATGATGTATGCCCGTGCAGCTATCCGTTCGGCTGACTCTGCGTACAACAAAGCTGATGGTTTCATTGCTGATGGCTTTACGTCGATCCAGCAGTACTACGAGTCGGACTACGTAGAGGTTCTTACGTTCTACGGGGATATCTTCGACTACAACGAGAACAAGCTCCACTCGGATCGTATCATCACTGTTGTCGACCGTGCTTACGTTCTAGACAATCAGGAGAACCCTTCGTGGTTGGGCCATGCGCCTATCTTCATGTCGGGCTGGCGTCCTCGCCCTGATAACCTGTACGCTATGGGTCCGTTGGATAACCTTGTCGGTATGCAGTATCGTATCGACCACCTTGAGAACCTTAAGGCAGATGTATTCGACCAGATTGCCTACCCTGTGATGAAGATTCGTGGGGATGTAGAGGACTTCGACTTCCAACCGGGTGCTCGTATTTACCTCGGTGAAGAAGGCGACGTAGGCTACCTGCAACCTGATGGCACTGCCCTTCAAGCTGACCTCCAGATTCAACTCCTTGAGAACAAGATGGAGGAGATGGCTGGTGCTCCTCGTCAGGCTATGGGTATCCGTACGCCCGGTGAGAAGACTGCCTTTGAGGTCCAGAGCCTGCAGAACTCAGCCTCGCGTATCTTTGAGCATAAGACTGCCCACTTTGAGCGTACGTTCCTTGAACCTATTATGAACGCCATGCTTGAGGTTGCTCGTCGTAACATGAACATGTCGGACACCATCCGGGTTCTTGACGACGCCACTGGAGCTATCTTGTTCCGTAGCATTACCAAAGACGACATCACTGCCAAGGGTAAGATTGTCCCTGTCGGTGCTCGTCACTTCGCTGAACGTGCTCGTCGCGTACAGAACCTCACCCAGCTCTATCAGCTAAAGCTTGCCGACCCAACCATCGCCCCTCACTTGTCGGGCAAAGAGATGGCTAAGATTATGGCTGAAGAGCTTGGTGAGCCACGTCTGTATGGCGAGAACATCAGCGTCATTGAACAGCTTGAGACCCAACAGACCGTTCAGGAAGCTGAGATGGTTAACCAAGAGCAACTGATGGCTGCTCAGGAGATGGGTGTTTAATGCAGGCTGTATGGCTTAGAGGCGTCAAGGACTCTGAACGTGAACGACGCAAACAAGAAGTGTTGTCGTACCGTAATGCCTTCGACGACCTCCGTGAAATTCTAGAACAGCACTATGTCCGTAAGGAAGCTGTTCGGGATTATTCCCCCGGTTGGGAATACAAACAGATCGCCGTGAATGAATATAACGCTGTTCTCGACGATCTACTCAACTTAATCGACCTTAACCACAAGGACTAACAATTTGACAAACGTGTTCGACCAAGCTCAGCAACCAACTGGGCAGAGTCAAGAGAGCCAAGCATCACAGACGACAACTGAACAACAGGAGTCATATCTGGCAAAGCTCGTCGCCACTAAGGGAGAGAACTGGAAAGACCCTGAAGTGCTAGCCAAAGGCAAACTCGAAGCTGATGGTTACATTAAAAATCTAGAAGAGCAACTCTCGCAGATGCGGGAAGACCTTCAGAAACAGGACTACGCCAAGACTCTACTCGAAGAACTGCAGACCAAGGCCATGTCGCCCACCAACGTGAAACCTGCAGCGGCTAACAACAATAATAACGGTGGCACTAATACTGATGGCAATACCCCGCCGCAAGTGAGTGAGGATATCCTAAAGAGCCTTGTTGAACAAACTCTGACTGCACGAGACCGAGATAATACTGTAAAGCAGAACCTCGCTCTTGTCGATCAGGAACTTGAGAAGACCTACGGTACTGAGGCCCCTCAGGTAGTCCAGCAGAAAGCCCAAGAACTTGGCTTGTCTGTGAAGCGACTGCAGGAACTAGCGTCTGAGTCACCTACCGCCTTCTTTAACCTGATTGGTGAACCGAAGAAATCCTTTCAACCTATTGTGTCGGGATCGGTTCGCACGGAAGGGGTCAACATGCAAGCTTCGACGGAGCGGAACTTCGATTACTACCAGAAGCTTCGTCGGGAAAGTAAATCCCTCTACTATACTCCCAAGATTCAACGACAGATGATGGATGATGCTGCTCGTCTTGGGAATAAGTGGAAACCATAAACTAGGAGAAGACTAAAATGGCTATGACTACTGCCAACATGAGTCTCCTTACTCGCTCGGAAGTATGGTCTTCGGAGCTTAAGGAAATTCTGCGCGACGAAATGATGGCACAACGCTACGTGCGTATGCTTGAAGGTTTCCCTGACGGTGACCAGTTCACGATCCCGTCGATTGGCCAAGCTCAGGTCGACAACTACGCAGAAGATACTGCCGTTGTTTACCGTCCGATGGACACTGGTGAGTTCACCTTCACCGTTGACAAGTACCTGTCGTCGGCTACCTACATCACCAAGAAAGCAGAGCAGGATTCGTTCTACTCGGCTGAACTGATGTCGCGTTTCGTGCCGGAACAAGAGCGAGCCATCATGGCTCACTTTGAAGCCACCACGTTTGCTGCACCGGAATCTGGTGTGTCAGCTAACTCGGAAGCTGCAATTGATGGCGTTGGCCACCGTTGGGCTGGTTCGGGTACTGGCGCTGTGATCGCTGTGTCGGACTTTGCTCGTGCTCGTTACGCTCTCAAGAAGGCTAACGTTCCTGACACCAACCTGATCGCTGTCGTTGACCCGTCGGTCGAATACTCGATCAACACCCTGACCAACCTCGTGTCGGTCTCGGACAACCCGCGTTGGGAAGGTATCGTTGCTGACGGTATCGCTACTGGTATGCGCTTCGTGAAGAACGTGTACGGCTTCGACGTGTATACCTCGAACTACCTTGCTACCGCAACCGATTCGGCTCTGACCAACAAAGCTGCTTCGCCCGGTAACGTTGACTTCTCGACCAACAACGGCAAGGTTAACCTGTTCTTCTCGGCTGCTCCCGCTGCTCAGGCTTTTGTCGGTGCATGGCGTCAGATGCCGGAAGTGGACTACGAGTACAACAAAGACTTCCAGCGTCATGAGTATGTTACGACTGCTCGTTACGGTGTTAAGCTGTACCGTCCCGAGAACATGGTTCGTGTTATCACGAAAACCAACGTGTAATTAGGAGGGATAACTCATGTCTTACACTAATGCTGACGGCCTTTTCATTCTTACTGACGGTGCCCAAGGTGCCGTGAATGGTGAAGGTGTTACCGCTCGTGCTTCTCGTCAAACCATCACTGTGGACATTACCGCAGCGAACACTGGTGCGACCTTTGGTTCGACCAACATCGACCCGCTGGGGCCTATGCTGCCTGCTGGTTCGATCATTGTCAACGCTGACCTCGTGGTTACGACCCCCTTCGCTTCGTCGGGTGGCGGTACGCTGACCATTGGTACCTACAACGCTGCTGGCACTGCCATTGACGCTGACGGTATCGACGCTGCTATCGCTGTGACTGCTATCGACGCAGACGGTGATGTGGTGCAGTGTGACGGTGCTCAGGTTTCGGGTATCGTGACTGTTGGTGGCGCTGCTGCATACGTCGGTTGGAACTACGGCACTGCTGTGTTCCAGTCGGGTGCTGCTAAGCTCATCATCGAGTACATCAAGGTCGAGTAAGCTTGACCCTAGGGGTGTTGCTTAAGTGTGACACCCCACACTGCTTCGATGGTCTGTTACGATTGTACTTGACAGATTCTCAAAACAGTGTATAATAAGCTTAAGTGCTTCCCAATGGACATATACTCTATGGTTCTCCGTACGGCTAATGTAGGTAAGGTGTGTAAAGGTTGTTTTGTTGAACTTCCTACACAAGAGTTCTACACAAGCAAGAACACTAAGGATGGCTTGAGGGGCAAGTGTAAGAGTTGTACCAACGTAAGTAACAATTCTTGGTACCAAACCAACAAAGAATCTGTCCTTGAGCGTACACAGAAGTACAAGGCTGAACGTAGGGATGAAACTAAGGCTAAGGGCCGTAAGTACTACCTCCTTAATAAAAGCAAGTACGTAGCTAACGACGCCAAACGTACAAACATGAAGAGGAATGCCACCCCTTCTTGGTTAACAAAAGGTCAGCTTGCAGAGATTGAAAACTTTTACTGGTTAGCTAACGACCTTACTAAGGTTTCTGGGGAAATCTACCATGTCGACCACATTGTTCCTATACAAGGTAAATCAGTGTGTGGTCTTCACGTTCCGTGGAACCTTCAAGTCTTGCCTGCTGACTTAAACATCGCTAAATCCAATAGGTGCTAATTTGGCCAATGTAAACCATAACACCCTTACTGATCCATATTTGCATGAACCTCGTGGCGCTTCTACCGCTGCCGCTGGTGATGTGTACGTCGCTGATGGGGCAGGCTCTGGTGACTGGACTCAGGCTCACACGTACGTTAACGGCTACATTGCCTTTGACTCTACGACCCCTGCTTACAACCACTCCGTAACGACCAGCTTTACAGTTCTTAACCCGACCTTTGTTATCTCCACTACTAGCGGTTGGACTGGGTTGTCGTCCCCTAACGCTCGTCTCCGTTACGATGGAACTGCAAGCATTACTGCAGCCGTTCAGTTATGCGTTAGCTTCAAGAATAACTCAGGTACTAACCGGGACATTGAACTTATCTTCCGTAAGAATGGTGGGGTGCTTAACGGTGCTCACGCTATCGACACAGCAGTAAGTGGTGAGTGGAAGACTCTGGTTATTTCTGATTACGGTTCATTCTCTACCAATGATTACCTAGAGGTGTTCATCAAGGGTTCTGCGTCGTTCACCTTGAACATTGCTAGTGCTAACCTGACGGTTATGGGGGTTCCCAACTAATGAAACGTACGCTCCTTGAGATGGTTCAATCCATCCTGAACGATATGGACTCTGAGGCTGTCAACTCCATCAGCGACTCAGTGGAAGCCCAGCAGATCGCCTCAGTGGTCGAGGATGTCTACTACAACATTATTGCTGCACGGAATATCCCCGAGCACCAGCAACTTCTCAAGATGACTTCTTTGTCGTCGTCCGTACGTCCTACCCATTTTCAGTACCCTACGAATACCCGTGAGATCGTAAGTCTGGCTTACAACACGGATACGTCGGGTAAGATCAACTACCAAGAACTCTACTTTGTAGAGCCTATGGACTTCCTGAGCCGTATGCCTTATAATTTGTCGACAGATGTTCTTGTCGTCCCGGACGTTAACAGTTCTATCTCCCTGACGATCTTCAAAGATAGAATGCCTACGTACTACACCTCGTTTGATGACCTCCACATCGTTATGAACGCATACGTTGCTACTGTGGAGAGCACTCTTCAAGAGTCTAAGACACGGGCCTACGGTACGGTTTACCCCTCGTTTACCATTGCTGATGACTTCGTACCTGACCTTGACGACACCATGATGCCCTACCTTCTGGCTGAGGCTAAGTCGACCTGCTTTTCCCTCTTTAAGTCTGGGTCGGACCCTAAGATTGAACAAGCTGCTCGTCGTCTGAAATCCTTCGTCCAGAATGACATGTATCGGACTAAACGCCCTAACGTACGTAACCACTACGGCAGGAATTGAATTGGCAGAGTTTGAAGAATACCCGGATAAGCAAATCTGTATTTGTCGTTGCCCTGAGAAGATGCTTACGGCTCTGACAATCCAGAAAGACCGTAGTGGATTTATCTTCTTTGAGATTGTTACCGACAAAGGACCAGTACCCGCAGAGCTAAGTGGTAGCTACTCTTCGATCCCTAAGGCTAAAGAGGCTGTACAGCATTACCTTCGGAACAAGAAAGAGACTATCGGTGCTCGTCGTGAGAACTTCGCCAAAGAACGAGAAGAACGGAAAGCGTTAAAAGATGCCCCAAAGTCTAACTCAGAAGGTAATTAACACTTTCGTAAAGGGTCTTATTACTGAGGCTGGTGAGCTTACGTTCCCCGAGGATGCCTCTGTCGATGAACTTAACTGTGACCTCCGTAGGGATGGTTCTCGTCGTCGTAGGCTTGGCGCTAAAGTAGAAGCTAGCCATGTTCTGTCGACCTTTACTGTAGGCACATCTACCCGTTTCCACTCTGGTAATTGGGATAACGTAGGAGGTCAAGCTGGCCTTGAATTTCTTGTCCTGCAGGTTGGCTCTACGCTCCGTTTTTACAACAAGTCTTCGCCTCCTTACTCTTCTCACCAGATCACCCAGACTGTCAATCTGTCGTCCTACGAAGTCACAGGTAGTGTCGGCGCTGCTAACGTTAACTGTCAGTTTGCATCCATCAATGGTGCTCTTGTCGTCTCCTCCCCGGCCATCAACACGATCTACATTGAACGTGACAATACCACTGGTACTCTGACGACAACCCAGATTGCTTTTCGTATTCGTGACTTTGAATGGTTGGGTGATAAGAGCACCTATAGCACTGGCATTGCTACAGCCTCTGCGTCGGTGCAGCGTAAGTATGATACCGCTAACGCAGGCTGGACAGGCATCAAAGGTTCTGCTGCTCTTACAACATACCTTACTGCAAAACTAGAGTATCCTCCCCTAAGCCTTCCTTGGTTTTCAGGTAAGGACACTAGCGGTAACTTCTCCGTCACCGAATGGGAGAAGGTGTTCTCTGGTACCAGTCTTATCGGTAACGGTCACTACATCCTTGACTTCTTCAACAAGGACCGTAGCACTGCCTCTGGTATCGCAGGCATCCCTGCAGACATTGAAACCTCTCGCTTCAAAGCTGTCGAATCTTTTGCTGGTCGTATCTTCTACGCTGGCCTTGAGTCGGCTAAAAACACTGGTGTCATTCTTTTCTCTCGCCAGATCGAAAGCCTCAAAGAACTTGGCGATTGCTATCAGTCTAACGACCCCACTTCAGAAGAGATCAGTGACCTCCTAGATACCGATGGTGGTGTCGTCCGTATCCCCGATGCAGTGAACATCAAGTACCTCTACTCCTTTGGTGCTACTCTGTTTATTTTTGCTGATAACGGTGTGTGGTCTCTTAATGGTGTCGATGGTGTCTTCCGGGCCACTGAGTACTCTCTACGTCGTGTGTCGCATACTGGTATGCTTACGGCTGAGTCTTTTGTTGAAGCTGAGGGTGTCCCGTTTTGGTGGTCCAAGGCTGGTATCCATACGATTCAATTCGACGAAGTAAGCAACAACCCTACGGAACTGAACATCAGCCTCCCCACGATCCAGACCTTCTGGGATGAGATTGGTTCTAGCACTCGTTCTTTCGTTCAGGCTACG